GGAAAAGATTTAGATTGGGTAGAAAGCGTTATTAAGCATAGTAAGCCAGACTTAGTAGTGCTTGATATGGGGGACAAGTTTGCCGTAAAGAGTAGTGATAAGTCAGACGTATACCTTAAGGCAGCTGCTATCCACGCACGTAACATTGCCAAGAAGTATAAGTGCGCTATTATATGGATGAGTCAGCTATCAGCAGATGCACAAGACAAAGTATACCTTGATCAGTCTATGTTAGAAGGTAGTAAGACGGGTAAGGCAGCAGAGGCAGACCTCATGTTGTTGATTGCGAAAAATCAAGTTACGGAAGGTAATGATGATGATACGCAACGACACATCAACGTAGCTAAGAATAAACTAAAAGGTGGATGGCATGGTGTTGTCCATTGTGAATTAGATGGTGGCAGGTCTCAGTACCTAGCCTAGAAAGGAACCCTATGCGGTTTGTATTAGACGTAGAGAATACTACTAAGAAGAGGGGTGGCAAGTTGTTCCTAGACCCTTGGGAGCCTGAGAACCACTTAGTTAATGTGGGTGTACGTGATGTAGACGATGGTACAGAGACTTTGACTTTTGACTTACAGCACAAAGAATACGTAGATCAGTCTGGTATTGAATCTAAACGTATACAGAAAGTACTTGATCACACTACCCTTCTAATCATGCACAACGCACAGCATGACTTGGCTTGGTTGTGGGAGTGCGGCTTTAAGTATGACGGTGCAATATGGGACACTATGCTGGCTGAGAGTATTTTACTTAGGGGTAACAACCTAGAGATTACGCCTAGTGGTGTAGCCAAGAAAATCTCTTTGTCTCTAGGCAACACAGCTATACGAAGAAATTTATACTTTCAAAAGGATGACACACTTAAGCGTTACTTTAAGCAAGGCTATAACACAGATGAGATACCCTTATCTGAATTAACCTTTTATCTTGAGGCTGACTGCAACACTACTACAGCACTCTTTCATGAGCAGGAAAAAGACTTCTCTCAGCAGGACTCTCTTAGCTTAATTAGAGTTAGGGATACGACCTTTGAGGTGTGTAAGCTTTTAACACGCATGAAGCAGTCTGGTATGAAGGTAGATCGTACAGCACTAGATGCAGTACGTAAGGAGTATGAAGAAGAGCGGGGTGCTATTCAGTCACGCCTACAGATGCAGGTACGAGAAGTTATGGGTGACACACCTGTCAACCTTAATAGCCCAGAGCAAATGTCTCAGGTTATATTTAGTCGTAAGCCTCACTCAAAGGATGAATGGCCTAACTTGTTTGACAATTGTAAGAGCCTGAGTGTTTTGAAATCTATAATCAATGCTAACAGCAACCCTCTGTATCGCACTGAGGCCTTCACTTGCCCTACCTGTGAGGGGAGTTCAGAAACATATAAAGTAAAGAAGGATGGGTCTAGGTATTCCAAGGCTAACAAATGTAAAGACTGTGATGCCAGAGGGTATCAACTTAGGAAACAATCTCGTATGGCTGGGTTTGGGTTCTTCCCTCCTAACGCTTCTTGGGTTAGTGCTAGTGGTTTCTCTACAGGGAAAGATATACTTGATACACTAAGAGCTACAGCAATAGACAACAAGATGGATGTAGCTGTAAAGTTCCTAGGCGACTTAAAACGTTTGAATGCTGTGTCAAGCTATTTGTCAAGCTTTGTTGAAGGTATTGATACTTACACTAAGCAAGATGGTTTACTACATGTGTCTTTAACGCAACACATAACGTCTACTGGGCGCTTCTCAGGGCGAGAACCTAATATGCAGAACATGCCACGTGGGGGTACGTTCCCAGTTAAGCGGGTGTTCGTAAGCCGTTGGAGCGGTGGGAAAATATGTGAGGCAGACTTTGCTCAATTAGAATTTCGTATCGCAGCCTTCTTATCACAAGATCGTGTTGCTATGGAAGAAATAGATACAGGCTTTGATGTACACGCTTATACCTCAAAAGTTATATCTGATGCAGGGCAACCTACTACTAGACAAGAGGCAAAAGCTCATACATTCGCCCCTCTTTTTGGCGCTACAGGGCATGGCAGAACAAAGTCTGAAGCTGCTTACTACCACCACTTCCTTGATAAGTATAAGGGTATAAGCTCTTGGCATAAAAAGTTAGGAGATGAGGCTATACGCTTTCAAAAGATTACTGCTGTATCGGGTAGGCAGTACTCTTTTCCAAACACAGTTAGGCAATCAAATGGTAAGCCTACCAACTTTACTAGGATAAAAAATTACCCAGTGCAAGGGTTTGCAACTGGGGATGTTGTACCTGCAGTCTTACTTGAGATAGATAAGAGACTAAAGGACTTACAGTCGTGCTTAGTTAACAGCGTACACGACTCAGCGGTTATAGACATACACCCTAATGAAGAGAAGGAGGTTCTAAATGTTATTGATGATATCAATGCAAATCTAGGTGTAATTATAAACAAATACTATGGGGTAGAGATGAATGTACCCCTACTATTAGAAGCCAAAATGGGGCCGAATTGGCTTGACACTAAAGATGTTTAGTGGTACAACTACGGTTCATATTAAGCTCGAAAGGATATATAATGAGCAACGAATTAACTACTAGTTTTGCGGATGATGACTTTGCGTCAGCTATGGGTTTCTCTACTGAAGAGACTTCAAGGTCTGGCCCAAGCCTCCCTCGTCTGTCTCAGATGCAGTCACCTATTATGGTTGAGGAACTTGATGCGGATGGGGAATTAGAGGAAAAGGTTGTAGTACCTTTAGGGGCCTTTAAGCTTAAAGATGCCTCTGGTAATGAGGTCTACACCCGCAGCGCCGTTTTACGCCTGTTTGCCCAGCGCCAACAGTGGACGCAGTGGGATGGTGTTGCAGGGAAGATGAACAAGACTGTAATGGTTAATGTATTGAAGGGAGACCTTAAAGATACGCAAGGGACATTTAATAACGGACGCCCCAGCAAATATTTCAAAGATTGGAATACAGTAGACGCAGACACTCAGTCTCTAATTCGTAGTATCAAGAATACTAAAATATTGTTTGGTAAAGTTACACTAGGTAAGACAATAGATGCAGCAGGTAACGATGTAAAGGGTTACGAAGATGAGATTGATTTTGTCATGGATGTTAAGAATACTGACAGTAAGAAGTCTATTGATGAAGCAATTAAAGGTATTAAGTCTAAGCTGCTTGTACCTATTGAGCATACTATTAAGGTGTCTTCCAAGAAGGAGACAATGGCTACAGGTAATAAGTATGCCACTATTGTAGCTTCTCTTGGTAGTATTATGCGTATGAAAGAGGGTGATCAGGATACGCTACGATCTTTTGTTGACTACGTTGACTATGCTAATGACTACGTGTTGGGAGAATGGAAGAAACTTAACAAGCCAGACGTTGCTATTGATCCTAAGATACTAGATGCTATCGTACAGGTAGAAGAGATACCGTTTTAGTATGGAGTTAAATCATGCCGCTGAGCTTCCTATTAAGATGCTCATGCGAGATGCTACTCTAGGAAAGTCAGAGATGTCAGAGGCGGTGATGGATAATGTCGCCTCTGATGTTAAAGATGGCTTAGATAAGCAATTCAACGGAGGTCCAAGAGGTAAGTTTAAACTCAGGATGTCTAACATTGGAAGACCTAAATGCCAGCTATGGTTTGAAAAGAATAGGCCAGAAGAGAAGGAGCCGTTTCCTGATCAGTTTATGATGAACATGATGTTAGGTGACATAGTTGAAGCTGTGTTTAAAGGTATATTACGCACAGCAGGCGTAGACTTTACGGATAACAACTATGTCACTCTAGACCTAGGGGGTGGCAGGCGACCCATCAAAGGTGAGTATGATCTTATCATGGATGGTAGGGTTGATGATGTTAAGTCTGCATCAGACTACTCTTATAATCACAAGTTTGTTAACCTTGAGACCTTGCAGGATAATGACCCCTTTGGTTACGTAGCGCAGCTTGTAGGCTATGCTACAGCAGCAGGTAAGAAAGTAGGAGGGTGGTGGGTAGTCAACAAAGCTAACGGACAACACAAGTACGTTTCCGCAAAGCACGTAGACGTTGAAGCAACCCTAGATAAGGTAAGGGAAACCTATGACTACTTAGAAAATGATGAACCACTAAAGCGTCACTATACAGATGTACCAGAGACATACCGTAAGAAGACTACAGGTAACAGAGTTTTATGCAGGGAGTGTGGTTTTTGTTCATTCAAGAAGGCTTGTTGGCCTGACTATCAAGACCTTCCATCTAGGACATACCAAGGTAAAAAGACACCACCTACGGTAGCTTATACCCAATTAAATACAGAGGATTATATATGACCAAGATTAAGCTAGACGATATTGAATATGATTCGGAAGACTTTTCAAAAGATCAAGCTGCAACGTTGCAGGAAATCCAATATAACGGAAATGTAAAGAGGCAATTAGAGTATCAGCTTCATAGCGTAGTTACCGTTGGTGGCATATTGGTGGAACGTCTTAAAGAGTTATTAGTTGATGCCAAAGATACCTAAGAAGCGGTATCACGCTAAAGCTAAGTATAGGAGCGGTCTTGAAAAGAGTACCGCTCTTTTGCTTGCTGAGTGTCAGAAGGCTGTACGCTACGAGCAGCTAAAGATAGAGTGGGAAGACTTACGCTATCGCACTTACACCCCAGACTTCCAGCTGGATAACGGTATACTAATTGAGACCAAGGGGATATTTGATTCTGAAGATAGAAATAAGCATATACAAGTACGATCTCAGCACCCTGAGTTAGACATTAGGTTTGTGTTTAGTAACGCTAAGGGTAAGCTATATAAAGGCTCTAAAACCACCTACGCAGATTGGTGTGAAAAGAATAATTTCTTATATTCCAATAGGTTAATACCTAGTTCTTGGTTGACAGAGAAGGGAAGATGTGTTATGCAAGAGGTCATACAACTAAAGACACAAAGGAGAAGTTCATGACTTATGATGTAGGTGTTGAAGATATTGCTTTATTAATAAGACCTCTAGGTAATGGGCGCATTGAAACGTGTATATACAAAGACCCTGATAACATTCTTGATGAAGAAGAATTAGAAACAGCTTTTCATATTGCAGTTAGTATGAGTGCTTTTTTTGAGTTGCTTGCAGATGACGATGATTCTGATATTATAACTGAGCTACTAAAGAGTAGGTTAGAGAAGAAGATGAAAGAGATTCTTGATACTGAGACAGATGAAGACACAGATAAAGTCGAAGACTTATACACCGCTGAAGGTAATGTAATACGTATAAATAAGTTTACTAAAACAGAAGGGACTTGTTAGGTATGAATGATATTATGGTAGATCATCCACCACACTACAACTCAGCCTCTATTGAATGCATAGATGCAATGAGAGCTATGTCACTGGGTTCATACGTTGAACCTCATGATGCTTATTGTTGGCAAAATGCTTTCAAGTATCTATGGCGTTGGCCCTATAAAAATGGCGTAGAAGATTTGAAGAAGGCTCGTTGGTATATAGACCGACTTATTGAGGAGTTAGAATCTGATGGCGAGTAAAAAGTTTAGGGCTACTTTTGTACTTGATGTAGATGAAGAAAATAATATATTGTCATCTCATGATATTTATCACAACGAAGACATTAAAGATTTAATTGAAAAACTAGTCTTTGATATAGATGATGTAAAAGTCTGCTGTATAAACATAAGGGAACACGAATGATTACTAAAGTCGATATAGACGCATTCAAAGTTTACAATCAGACTCCTCTGGAAATGGTTAGAGACTTTGCAAGTGCAATGGGCCACCCCTTAGATGACAAATATGACCAAAATACTAAACTTAAAAAGCTTCGTCGCACTCTTATAGAAGAAGAGTACAACGAGTTATGGGATGCGGATTTACCTGTAGATATTTTAAAAGAGATGGCTGATCTTGTATACGTTATCTTTGGTCAGGCTGCTTCATTTGGCTGGGACTTGGATGAGGCTTTAAGGCGTGTACATGAGTCTAACATGTCTAAACTAGATAACCAAGGTAAGCCATTTAAGCGGCCTGATGGAAAAGTCCTAAAGGGACAAAATTAC